CAATGTTTGCATTCTCGACTACTAATAAAGCATTATTATATTCAGTAGCAACTGATACTAACATATTTCCATAACTGCGAGTATCTATTTGTGATTTATATTCAGCAACTTGTTCACATGTTGTAGCATCGATAACATGGAATGACGAATAATCCGAACCATCCCCCCGAGCAACATCGGCACACACCAAATACTGTTTAGAATAATCAGGGTAAGACCAGATCCAAAAATCACCACCCATAAAACGGCGTTCAATAGGGTCTTGTATAAAAGTTTCTTCATAAAAAGATAATAAGTCGGGTTCAATTACTGAGTTACCAGAACCTAAAAAGTCACAGTCATACTCTTGAGCGAATTCACGAGGTGACATGTTTGTTCTCTCTGTTGCTTCCCAATCACCAGTTCTATCAGGATGTAGATCCCATTTTAGTTTAATTGCTTTAAAATCATTTTTATTAATCTCGGCTTCAGTGTACATTTTGTGAAACCAGTTACCAACACCATTAGGAGATGATAATGCAATAATTCCTCCACCAGTTGCAATAGTAGGTTTGATACTTGTATAGATTTTATCAATTCCTTCAATAAACGCGGCCTCATCTATAAGTAGTAATGAAACGGCGTAAGATCTACCTGCATCTGATGCGGCTGATGTAGCAACAATCTGAGAGTTATTGGCTAATTTTAATGATAATTTATTATCGGATAGTGGTTTTTGATTTCCTCTTAACCAAGAAGGTAAGTTATTGTACATAAATTGTACCTTATCCACCATTCCTTTAGCTGTTTCTTGCTTCGTCGCAATACACAATATAGTTTTATCTTTATTAAATATCATTGTCCATAAAGCAAAACCAGCTGATAGTGTTGAGATACCTAACTGTCTTGATTTATTGATAATACAAAACCTGTTACTTCTAAAATCATTCAATACATCCTCTTGAAATGGATATAGATGAAACAAAACTCTACCTTTAATTGGGTGTGTAATGTAACAATATTTTCTAAAGAAGTGAACAGGATCAGTAGCACATTTAATGTATTCCTGCTTAATTATTTCCTTAATGTTCGCTTGACTCATAATGTAACAATATTTTCTAAAGAAGTGAACAGGATCAGTAGCACATTTAATGTATTCCTGCTTAATTATTTCCTTAATGTTCGCTTGACTCATGTATATAAATATATAAAAAAAGCTCAATCTTACGATTGAGCCTTAATTATGTATGTAGTATGAGGGTTATTATTTAGTTGCTCTACTAACTTTAGTTATAATTGCATTTAAAGTATCATGCTCTTGTTTAGAGATAATGTTTGAATTAACTAACGGCTCTAAATATGCTAATGTATCTGTAGACCAATCGTTAAGAGTTTTCTTAAGTTCGGGACCTACAGGAGTACTTCCTGCTGGTTTTTGACCAGGTACTGGGGGCATTGCTGGTACTGCTTCGGCAAGGATACCAGCTAATTGTTGCATTCTTTCTAGTTCGTTGATTTGCTGTTTCATGATAATAAATATATAAAAAAGGCCAATCCTTGCGGATAGGCCTAATTATGTGGGGGGCGTGGGGTTATTTTACTAACATCAAGTAAGCTAACCCACCAATCACTACATAGCTTCCTATGCGTTGAAATTTAGATTTTACTTTTAACTTGTTGTATTGTAATTCTAATTTTTGATATTGTCCTTCCCATCCTGTAATTTCTTTATCTTTATTCAGGATGATATTTTTGTAGTTAAGTTCTTTATTAGCATATTTTCCAATAATACTATCTTTAACAGTTACTTTACTTTCTAATGTAGTGATAGAGCTATCTTTTAATACTATAATTTGTTTAGCACCATCTAATTCTACTAAATCCTTAGCAGCACTAACTAATACTGGTTGTGCTACTAATAATGGGTTAGTGATTGTGTCTGCTGGGTAACGATTGTTAAATGAACTTACTAATTCAGGATTAGAAAACCCATCAATGTTGTTTTTTTCTACTTCAATATACTCAACAATAGTTTTAACTTTAGCTTTTTGATGATCTACTTTATATTGTAATTCAACAGCTACTAGATCTAAAGAATCAATTTCAGCATCGTCTTTAGCAATTTCAGCAAATAATGAATCGTTTACCTTGTGTAGACTATCCATTTGAGATAAAAATGCTTTATGTTCAACGTTGTTGTTGCATTTTTCGAATAATACACTACCGATTAATATTGCTATTACAGCAAATAAAACAATAGGTAATGATTTTTTTAATTTTGACATATTTTTATTTTTTAATACCTGCGTAAAATTGCATTCTGTTTACAGTCCATTCATCTAGTGGTTCTGTTTCTACATCTTCAATTTCAATAGGCTCATATTTTTTACCTGTAGCCTTTTCTTGACGTTGTTGTAAGTATTTAGAAGAAGCAACAATATCATCAATACGTTTTTCTAATGATGCTTTTAAATCACGTAAACGTACTAATTCAGTTGATGGTTTATCACTAATATCACCAGCAGCACCTTTACTTTTCTTTAATTTTAAAATGTTTGATTTTGTAGAAGCTAAACGGTTTTCTAAATCAGAAACTTTCATGAACGCTTCATAATCTTCATCTGACATTTTAGCAGCAGATGCATCTGATTTTTCAATATCACCAATTTCTGGTTCATCATCGCCTGATGCTTTTGCTTTAGCAAACATTGCATCTACTTCTTCATCGCTTAAATCACCAGTAACAAAACCATCTTCATTAATTCACCAGCTACGTCGATTTTTGCCATAGGTTCACCTGTAGCTTTCATAGCAGTGATAATTCTATTTTTCTTACCCTTAAAATCATCAGCATTAACATCACCAGCTAATTGATAACGTACTGATACGTTTGCCATTTCATCTAGATCAAGTACATCCATTCCTGGTTTACTTAATTTATTTACTTTTTGGGCTAAAGTTTGTAGCTTTTTATCTATAGCCATTTTTTGCGCATCTTGTGCAGCTTTATTTTCTGGGGCTGGTTTGTCTTTATTTAATTCTGATTTCTTTTTATTAAGAGCATCCATTTGCTTTTTTACAGATATTTTTTCAGCATCTTGTGCAGCTTTATTAAAAGTGGCATCTTCATTTAACGCCTCTTTAATAACATTACGGATAATTTCTTGTAGTTCTGTTACTTTCATTTTGTTATTGTTGTGCATATAAATATTATAGATTTTGTAAAATTGTAGCAATGCGCTCTTCAGTTGTACCTTTGATATATATTAATTTTTTAGGTTTATATTCTTCTAATGATTCACGAATAGCCCAATCAATTTTATCACGATATTCAGCATCAATAGTACGTACACCATTATCTTCAATAGGTACGCCTTCAGGCGATACATAAAATACTACATCATACTGATCACGAAGCATCATAGCAGCTTCAACAAATGAACGTTTAGCAAACCAATCAATTGATTTAGCTGAGAATGTAAATGCACAAACATCCCATATTGTTCTGTCTGTAATTATATTTGGATGTAATAATTCAGTAGCACGTTCAGCTAAAAATACAAATTGACCATTTAATGTAGAATCAGTATTCAATGGAATACCTAAATCACGTAAGTATTTACTACGCTCAGTTTGTACATTATGATCTTTAAATTGATCTAATTCACCTAATGCTTTTGCTAATGTAGTTTTACCTACAGACATTGTACCTGCTAATCCTATTCTCATAATAATTTTTTAATAATGTAAATCTAAATATAAGCAATTTTTATCATCTTTATAATGACATATGCTCCATACAGGATGATATTGTTGAAAGTGATCAGTGTACATTGGATCTGGTTTGTCTATAGTTTCCCAATCATACTTTTCATAATATACATCTTCTACTCTTTGAGCTACTACTAAAGCATCATCAGGATATTCATCAAGTTGCTTTTTTAAATCACCTACTCTTAGATAGTGTACATACTTATTTTTTGCCTGTTCGCTTGTTATTTGCTTCATTTATTTTTTTCATTTGACGTGCTGTCTTCTTTTCCTGCTTAGCTTGCTTTATTTGTTGTTTAATAGCCTTTTCAGCACCCGCCTTATATTTAATATCAACGTTAATAGGACCATGAAATTTATTTAAATCGTATGTCCATGTTTCAACGGTAAATTCATCTTCAAATACACGAGTATATTTACGTGGTGGTTCTACTGTTTCTATTACTGCTGGTCTTCCTCTACTCATATATTGAATTTATAACCTTTATTTTGCTTAAACTCTAGCACCTGCTGCTTTACCAGCTGCTGTTTTGTAGAATGGTTGTCCGTTAACATCTTTCTTTCTATCTTCCCATTGGTCTTTAGAATATTTGATTCCGAATAACCAATATTCAGATGCACGTTTATTACCTTGTGGGATATATGCTGGTCCATCCCAATTATGCATTTTACCTTCCCAATAATATACTACTGAACCGTCTTGTGTTTTTAACTTTTTTGTTTCTGACATATTTTATTTTATTAAATTTTCTGCAATATAAATTCCGTGTGCACCTGATACTGTAATACCTCTAGCTGATAGAGCATCACCAGCAAAGTGTGCATTTGAGTATCCTGTTAATGATAAATCTTCGTAGTTTACTAAGGGTTCAGGTGATAAGTATTTTACTTCAGGAATATACATTCCCCAATCATCATTAAATTCAAACACTTTATTCATATCATCAATAAAATTAATAACATAATCAGCATACTCACCCATTACTTCCTTAAATAATTCTAATGAATCAATTTGAGTAGCACTTACTATTACTCCTTCAGATGTAAGAGCTGGTTTACGAGATGGTGAGTAATATAATCCTGTATTGTCAATTTGTAGTTTTTGTACTACATCTCTACTCCAAGCAAATGGATCTTCAATACCTTTGATTTCCATTAGAATACCAAAGTTAGTCATATCATTTCTAAATTCTTCACCTTTCTTAGCGTGACCATTGTAACTTACATCCCCATAAGTCTCTTCCACAGCAACATAAGCTGCATTATTATTAGTACAGAACGAACGTAAAGATACGTTATCAAATTTCTGGTATAGTTTAAAGTCGTACGATACATCTATTAATTTTTGGAAGTACTTCTGTGGTGCTTCAAATCGAACTCCAATTTGTACTGATTTAGGTTCAGTTGGAAATTCATATTTGTCTGATAATGATTGAGCAAAGTTAATACCTGATTTACCTACTGCAAATATTAGTTCATCATATGAAATGAATGCTTCTAATGGATCTGCTTCTTCGCTACGTTTAATAGCATTTATACTATTATTTTCAAAATCAATACTATAAACCTCAAAATTCCATTTGAAATCAACACCTTTATCAACTAAATATTGATACCAGTTTTTAGCAATCTCATGCAAGAAATTAGATCCAATATGCCATACAGGAAACATTCTTAAACCAAAGTATGGTTTAATAAATTCAGGTTCCTCTTGAGGATCAGACATGAATATTTCTTCTGGGTTAGGGTGGAAACGAGTAAAGTTATCTACTACTTGTTTCATTAACTCCATGGCTTTTTCTTCACCACAATACTTAGCTAGCTGACCACCAATTGAGGTATGGTATGTTAATTTTCCATCACTCCATCCACCAGCACCAAGCATCCCCGTCATTACCTCTTCAGGTAAGCGGTTAATTGGGTCATTACCTTTGTCTATAATAGTGATTAGCTCACCAGGATAGCCATTATCTACTAATTTGGTAGCGGCATTAATACCTGCTACACCTGCTCCTACAATTACGATTTTCTTATTCATAAATTAAATTAAATTAAACATGTAAATATAATAAAAAATTTTGCCCTTTCAAAATAAAAGGTGGCACACTTTTTAGGTGCACCACAACTATATAATATCATTTAATGCGACAGAATGTGAATCTGTCTATATGTTAGTTAAAGAAAGACTTGATATTAGCTAACTCAATCATTCTTTTTATTTCGTTCATTTCTTGATCTTCACTATTACCTGCTACTAAACCATCATAGTCAGCCATAGTTAATGTTTTTCCAGTTTCGCTTGCAACGATTGCTTTTTCAGCTACGTTATGTAAATCCATATCGGTTTTAGCGTCTTCGCGAGCGTATTCTAATAGACGGATAAATAAAGGTACGTCTAATGTTATTTTGTCTGATGGGT